AAGCACTACGTTAAAATCGTGGGGTTTGACGAGCACCAGCGTGGATTGCATAAGCGTACGCGTAGTAAGTATCCCGACCCTGACGGGACGCTGACGCCTGTCTTGGACCGGGGGCGGGCAGGCACGTTTCTTTCGATGTATCAGGAACTCTACAAAGACATTCAAGGTCAGCCGTACCTCGCATCGAGTTCTACGCAACGAACGAAAGACCTTGAGGCGGCAAGGGAGATGTGTGATGCCTACGATGACGACGCTCTGAAGGCATTAGCGGAATTCTTCCTGCGTCTGAACGCCGAGAAGAACAAGAAGGCGAAGCTCTTGTCCGGGAAACAGCGCACCCTCCCGATGATGAGAACCATGGTTGGCGACATTGCCAAGCATCTAGAAATTGAGGCGACGGCATGAGTGATGAATTGATCTACCCGCATGATCTGGAATTAGAACGTGCAATTCTTGGCGCAATTATGATTCAGCCTGAGCGTTTAGGTGAGGTGCGAGACAGGATTAGTCCTGATGATTTCTATCGACACGTCCACGCTGAACTCTACTCTGAGTACGTTGCTGGAAAGATTACGCCATTCACCGCAAAGACTGAGATGTCCCCGGCAGAAATGTCTGGACTCATGGATGGCATCCCTCGTTCGTTTGACCTGCAAAACGCAACAGATTATTTAATGGATCTGTCCGACCGTCGTCGGATTATGCAGACGTTGCAGGCCGCTGTCGCTGGGATTACGGACCCGGAGAGTTCGGAAGAGCTTGCGGCAACAGTCGTCCAGAATATTAAGTCGTCGGTGCGACAGGCCAGACGTGGCGGCAAGACCTTGAGCGATGCTATCTCCGAGATGATGTCGGAACTGGACTATCCGGTTGGAGTGTTACCGACAGGGTTCCCGACGCTGGATCGTATGGGCGCAGGCTACCGACCCGGAGAATTGACTGTCCTTGCAGGCAGGCCGAGTCATGGCAAGACCGCATGGGCGTTGCAGTCTGCGCTTGCGGTGGCGAAAGCTGGGAATTCTGTCTGGTTTGCGTCAATGGAAATGACGAGTTCGTCACTGTCGATGCGGCTATTGTCGAGCGAGAGTTCGGTGAGTTTTTCATCCTTGCGTCGATCAGACCTGAGTGAGGCTGAATATAAACGCTTGAGTGAGTCGGTTGGTGGCATGGGGAGTTTGCCTATGCAGATTGACGACAAGTCAGGGCTGAGCCTTGGAGACTTGCGTCGAGCAATGGCTGGGCAGGCAGGTTCCTTGCTCGTCGTTGACTATCTCCAGTTGCTCCAGCCGCCTGCCTATGCGCGTGCTTACCGGTCGAGGGAAGCAGAAGTGGGGGCCATGTCGCAGGGGTTGAAAGCGATTGCCCATGACAATAAGTGTGCAGTGCTGGCGTTGTGCCAACTGAACCGTGGCGTTGAGCACCGACGTGACGGGGTGCCAAAGTTAGCAGACCTCCGAGACTCTGGGCGCATCGAACAGGATGCTGACATCTGTTTCATCATTCATCGAGATGACGAGGCCATTGTTCCGACGACGACCTTGGCGATTCGGAAGTTTCGGAACGGCCCACTGGGGGAGGTTGACCTTGTCTTTGACGGGGAGATTCAGAAGTTTCACGAACGCAGGCCCGACGACCCACAACCCCAGCCTGATTCCATTGCGTCGAAGGTGAAGTCGTGGTGACGTGGCTGAACGTCCCGGCCTTTGACCCAACGCAAGCGTTTGGTGGGGAAGTTTACAATCCCAAGACCAAGACGTGGTCTCCCAAGACTGGCGTGAAGCCGTCTCGCTTCGACGGGGAGACGTATGACGCTGCCCGTGACGAGAAACGTCTGACAAAGCAACTGGGGCGTGTCTATGCGGTAGTCAGGAGCGGTGACTGGCATACGCTGGCCGAGATTGCGGAGCGCACAGGTGACCCGGAGGGAAGTATCAGTGCCAGACTCAGGGACTTGCGGAAGTCACGCTTCGGATCGCATGACATCAGGAAACGTCGCACCGGAAACACCTACGCGTACACCTGTCGAGGGGTGCAGACCCCTGAAGGGAAGTTGTTTTGATGCGGGTCGCGGCGAAGGTTGATGCGAACCAGACCGTCATCATTAAAGCGTTGCGTGAGGTCGGCAATGCTGACGCTGATGGGGCGGTGTCGGTCTGGAGCTTAGCTGGGCAGGCGCATGGATGCCCTGATCTCTTGGTTGGGATCGAAGGTGAGCCGGGGAAGGGGCGAACCTATCTTGTTGAGGTGAAAGACGGCGAGAAAGTTCCATCAAAGCAACTACTTACGAAGGATCAGAAACGGTTTATTCAGCAGTGGCGAGGGTCTCCGGTCGTCATCCTGACGACACCTGAGCAAGCACAGGCGTGGGCGATAAATACGTTACAGAAACAGCGAAGGGAGCAAGCAACATGGCAGACGGTTATGAATACTTCAAACGCACGCACAAACTCGACGAGTTCGACCCGCTAGTTCAGAAGATTCGGTCTCGGTACGCCGATACTCACGACGGGAAGTTTGCTCCTGACGGGGCGGTGAGACATATCCTGTGGCGACTGCTCTTCGAACGGAAGCGGTTCCCGACATTCGATGCCGCAGTCAGTGACTGGGTTAAGGCCCAAGACGTGGAAGCGATTCGGCAGGATACCGGTCTGCGACACCCGTGGCAGAAGGCTCGCGCAGCATGGCTGTATCCCGGCAACCGAGAGTTCTGGTTGGCGAGCCAGCGCATGATGACGTGGTCTGAACAGAAACTCGCACAGTATTTGAATCTCCCTGAAATCAAAGACCACTCGACGCATGTCATCGTTAACTGCTCGACGGGGCATCGCCCGTACATGCGCGAGCGAAAATTCTCGGCATTGAAAAGCCCGAAACGTGTCGAGCGTGTCCTGACTCAGATTATTGAGGCTGATAAGAGTCCTATCTGCTTTCTCATGTCGCAGGAATACTTTATTCAGGTGCTCGATGCCTCTCATCGTCGTCTGCTTGATGAGCTTGAGCACGTAGCGTCACTCGTGCAGTCAATCGGGTGCGCGTTCGTAATTCCTTTCCGCGAACTCGGGGAAATCTATTCGGGGAAGCACGATGGTCTGCAACGTCGAACGGAAATGGTGCAGGCGATGCGGAAGGGATGTGAGTTGCCCATCGCTATACATGAAAGGGGACTTGTAGAGGTACCCGTCTCCGACTTCAATTCGACCGATGGGGACTGTATCTCCCTGTTACAAACGTCGTTTCGGTGTCCGACTGGCGGGAAGAATCGACCAGAGGATCGCGTGACAAATCCCTCCGGGCATCACGAGTACGACGGGGCGTGTGGGTTTATTCGTTCTAACTACGAACGGATGCGGGACTGGCAGGAAAAAGGCCGCATGGAACGTCACACCAATGCGGTCGGAGAACATTCCATTCCGCATGTGTTTCAGGGGCAACCGTGGCTCCCGACTAGAGTTTTTGGGAGTGCACAACGTCGCGGCAAAAAACTCCTGAAAGCTGGTGCAGCCTTTGACCTGTCCGGGGCCGCGACGAAAGAGTAATGCCCAAGCTGGTTACGTCGTTCGCTGGGTGCGTTGCGGCCAATGGCACGCTTGTCGTGACTGATGTGTCGGCATTGCAGCATCACCTCCTGTCTCTTGTTGGTGAAGATGTGGTCGTGCAGGTTTACAAAGCCTCAGAGCATCGGTCACTGTCGCAGCATCGTTACTATCGTGGGGTCGTCGTGCGGTTACTTGCTGAGCACTGTGGATATGACGACGAGCAAATGCACGCCGCCTTGAAAGAACACTTCGGGCTTGAGGCAACCTCGACGTTGAGCCGAGAGGAAATGTCAGTGTTCATTGACCGAGTGCGTGCATGGGCGAACTCGGACCTTGGGGTGATGATTCCCGACCCGGACAGAGTGTCGGTCAGGACGTAGTGGTGTCATTCGTTGGCAGGTCGTCACAGATGAACGCATAGTGACTGCTGATGGTCACCGCTACGCCTGCGGCAAACGCGAGTGCGAGTGCGACGAGTGGCATACTGTTGACGATAGATGTGGCTCCTGCTGCACACCCAATCGCTGCGATGTTCAGTAATAGCGTCATGTTAATCCCCATAGTTTTCCCTCCTGTCGTCTCCGACTCTCCGAAACGGCCACTTCGGACTGGGCCATCGCTGGTATCGGATTGGGGCTGGCGTGTCCGGGCTGGCCTCAGCTTCGAGTTGTTCTGTCCACTCTCGGCGTGGCTTGATATGTTGAGAGAGGTCGGTTCTGTCAATGGCGGTGCATGTACACCAGAACTCAAGGATTTGCGAGTCTCTGGTTAACCAGTCTCGTGCGGTCACAATGATTCGTTGTTGCTGTCCCGACCACTTGTCGAGCGTGCACACTAAGACTCGGTGTCCACACTCGACAAGCTGAGCATCACGCATCGCCTTCTCGATGACAGCGATTGCCAATCGTTTGACGCTGTGGTGATCTCTAACGTCGGTCATCTAGTGCACAGTTGAGGACTGCGTCAAGCACACAAACTGACCATCCTTCAATGCGAGTATGTCATCGTCCTCAGCATCGTCCTCATCGACTTCCTTTATAGCCTTTTTTAGTTCGTTGATAAAATCCTCACGCTGGCTTTCATCTTTTGTCGCCATATGGAGCAGGTAGATAGCGGCGAGTCCGGCAATGTGAGCACCAACATAGGGGTCTGCCGACCCTTTGTCGCTTGTCATTTTTGCGTGGATAAAGTTCATGGTTTCTATCGAGACACCACGGACATATTCTCCAAGCCTTTTGATCCGTTCTTCTTTGGTTTCGTTGGACTCGTCATCTGTCATCCTGCACCTCGCATGTCTTGTCGTAACAGGTGCGGCAACGCTCACCGACACACCCGAAGTATAGTGTCGTGCCACAGTCGCTGCACGTCCTAATGTTGCCGGGGTTTCTCGGCCACGGCTCGTCGAATCTATCAACAATTCTGCTACGCATTCGTTGTCTCCTTGAACACCTGCGTTAATCGTTTTGGGGTGCGTTCCCTGACGCTGGCGATTCTGTTTGTGACATCCAAGGCGAGGTCAATGACCTTGTTGTTTGGTTTCTGCTGCTGTAGCTGCGGCAGTAACGTCTGGAGGCTTGTCACAATCTCGTCAATTGACCCGTCGTGGGTGTCTTGATGGGCGGCGAGTTCTTCAGGCGTCATTGCGGTCTGTTCTTCGATGACCGTGATGAGTTCTCGTGCAATAGTTTGGAGACTGGTATGCATAGTGTTTAGTCCTTTTCTGTTTGGTTGTGAGCTTCAATGAACAATTGCGTGATGCGGTCAGAGGACCGAATCGCTTGCGCGATAGCACTGTTGGTGTCGATGTCGATCATGATGCCGAGACGGTCAGCATCCTGCATGAGACCTTGGAGTGCTTTCACTGCGAACCGACCGAAGATGGCGTAGTCGTTGTCGTCTGGCATGGTTCCCCTTTCGAAAAAAGTGTTGGACAGCAATCGTGGCAAGGCTCCCGATACAGACCCCGGCAATCAGTCCAGACATCCAGAGTTGTATTCCGATGTCAGCAGGCGTCATGAGGTCGTCACCTCCTTGAGTTTGTCGGCCCATGTGGTCGGGGTTCCAAGGCGTTGTCTGTTTTGGAGGCGGTACTCTATGTTCGTGTCTCCGTTGGCCGCGAGAGTATCCAGCTTGATGGGGTAGTAGTGCGTGATCGACTCGTCGGATACCCATGCCGTCGTCTCGCCTCCGCAGAGAGGCTTGAGTTCCCAGTCGTTACGCCCGTATGCCTCTCGGTAGTTCAGGAGTTGGCAGAGTACTTCGAACTTTCCGATCTTTGCCATGACGGGGTACCCGATGAACGTTTGCAAATCTTGATAATCAAACATGTCTGCTCCTTGGCTTAGGCGTAGGTGATGTCTCCGAAAATGCAGCATTGTAAAAACACGTCGCCAGTGTCGGCGTCACTATTGTCTCGGTAAAAGTGGTCAGCGAAATGTGTTGGATACTTTCGCGCCAGCATCGTCAGCCCTCGACTGATCGCATTCTCGTCAAGGGTGTAGGTCGGGTGCTCTGCCGTCTCAGGCTCTACGTCGTCGAAGGTGACGCTCCCGCCAGTGGTTGGGAGTAGGACACGCCAATGCCACTCGGACGACTCATCCTCCTCTAGCGTGGACGGTCGGCCTTGCTTGAGGTTGGTCATCCAGTAGTCACTGCCGCCTTCAAAAGCGTTGGTCAGCAAGTGTCTGACTGCGTCACTGTTAATCTCAATGTCTTGCGTTACTGTGCACGGGACAAGCATGGTGTTCCCCTTTCTTGGTTAGCCATTATCAGGATGTGCGCCGTGCGTGTTTAAGAATTTAAGCCATGCTCCTTTGGTGGACGGCGTGGGGTACGCGGTTATTTCGAGCCGTAGCCACGCACCCTCATCGCCCACTTGATACGTGTAGTTCGGCCATGTCCCTCGCGTCGTCACATGCCATGCTTTGATGCAACGTATCGCGTCGGCCTGCGATCCAGCGTAGTCGAACCCCGCCGAGATGCCACTATCGTAGGCATCTGTAAAATGGATTTTGTAAATCATCAGTAGTCCCCCTTCTTGGTTTGATACATGCCATTATACCATGCGCTATTCTTACCGTCCTACTTGCCGCCCTTGGTAGCGGTGAGGTCTGCCCTGATTGCATTAAGCTTCGCCGCCATGCCGTCGCTCAGTTGGGTGCGTTGATATTTTCGGACCACCTTCAGTCCGACAACGGCTTGCCGCTGCGTCAGTCTTGCTCTGCCGCCCAAGCTGTTCCCGATCCCGGCATCGCATTTATTAAACCCCTGCCCGTCGTCACTGCTGGCATAGTCACAGGATACTGACAGGGCTTTGAGTGCGTCGTGTATCACCGTGACCTGTGCAGGCGTGAGCACCTGTGCCTGTGCGTCAACGTCGGCGACACGTAAGGTGCTTGTCGCAAATTCCTGAAACGGAATCGGGTCCACCGGAATCGCGTCGTGTTCTGTATCGAGAGCCGAGTCCATGACCGCCTGCTTCCTGACAAGCGTGTGCGCCATCGTCACGTCGATGCTCCCATCAAGCACCAAGTGTTGAATCAGAACATTCCCGGTCTGTCCGATGCGATGAATGCGGTCTTCGGCCTGCGAACAATTCGCCGGTACCCAGTCAAGCTCAGCAAAGACTAAGGTCTCAGCCGCCGTGAGCGTAATGCCAACACCAGCGGCCTGTATCGACCCCACAAAGACCCGCGCCGTGTCGTCAGACTGGAACCGGTCTACCGCATCCTGCCGTGACGCCATTGGCGTATCTCCGACAAGGCTTACCGGAGAGTAGTCACTCAGGCCAGCGAGAATGCCCGTGACGACATCTTTGTGGTGCGCCATGACCACAACCTTCGGAACACTCTCCAGTAGCATTTTGACGTGGTCTACCACCGCTGGAATCTTGGCGACGGCAGTGTCATGTCGAACCTTTGACATTTCGGTGAAGGCCAGCGTCGTTGCCTGACGCAGGGTGTCTACCGCGAGGGCGTAGGCATCAAGCCCGTCGGCCTTGGCAAGCTCTACCTTGATACGTAGGGCCGAGACAATCTCGTCGTGTTTTCGCTGCACCGATTGCTCAGTCTTGATCAGCCTTGCTGCCCCGTTCGCCGCGAGTTCGATGACCTGTCGAACCTTGGCCGGGAGTTCGGTTAACACCTGCGACTTCAGCCGTCGGACCATGACGTGTTCACGCAACGTGTCCTGCAATTCATTCAGGTGCGAGGCTCCAGAAAAATCCCAACCAAATCGAGTCCTCCGACCGGCGCAATACTTCAAGGCGAACCCGAAAAATTTCGGGAAGACCTTCGGTGCAAGCCAGCGGAGTGTCGGGTAGAGTTCAACGGGCTTATTGGTGATCGGTGTCCCGGTCAACGCCAGTCGTCGCCTACCGTGCACGCCGGGTGCGCCACGGTCATCGCCCACAATCGCCGACGTGCGTTTGGCTTTTGGATTTTTGCAATAGTGTGACTCATCCAGAATGACCAAGTCCCATGTGGTCTCGTGCAGGTGCGCCAGAATCCCGGTGCGCCATGCGATATCGTAGTTCACGATGACAATGTCGGACTCAGGCCAGTCTTTGGTTGTGGCGATGCCCACAGACAGGGGTCGAGTTAACCACTTGTCGAGTTCGCGTGACCAGTTCAAGCGCAACGTCGCTGGGCAGATAATAAGTGCTCTGGCGATGCTTGGGTCAGCATTGATAAGGCCAATGGCCTGAATGGTTTTCCCGAGTCCCATTTCGTCGGCGATAAGCGTTCCCTCTCGACTATTCGCGTAAGCAATCCCGGCTGTTTGGTAGTCAAGGTAAGCCAGTCCATCAGGAACCGGGACGGCCATCGTTGAGACACTCGCCCGCGATTGCTCCAGTGCCTGCGCCTTGACCGCAAGGTCACGGGCAAGGGCCGTCGCGGTGTCGGTGTCGGCGTAGTGCTTCAGGCGTTCGGCAACCGTCAATTCTGTGGTCTGCCATTGCTTGGCGTCACGGTTCCAGCGCATCCCGGCAGACTTGGCAACATCCTTCGTGCGATAGCCGCCCGTCCAGACGTAGTGCGTCTCGGTTTTTTTCAGGTGTAGTAGATTCTCAGGCATTAAAGACCTCCACTCTGCGTATCGTTCAGTGTGTGTGCATCCAATGCGATAGCGTTCGCGTCTCGGACTGCCTGCGCTTTGAAGCAGTGATACCACCCGCCGCCGACCTGATGGCCGTTTGCGTCTACCCGTATCACCGTCCAGCCCCAAACTTGCCCGGCAGTCATGTAGAA